GCTTCACCGGCTATTTCAAAGCCTTCTTTTAACATTGGTATTGAAGCTTCTACCAAAGGTGCAATTGCTTCCGCAACCTTTCCTAGTATTTCAAATACCTTGCTTAGTATTGGCCAAACAATGTCTGTTAGTATTGTGCCAAGTAATTCAAATACAGGTGTTAGGTTATCTAATGCACCTTTAACACTTGCAATGATATCTGGCAACTTCTCCATAATATATTCTGTAAATTTAACCAACATTGGAAGCAATGGTGTAATAGCATCAGTCATCATCTGACCCAAGCCTTCTTTTAATCTACCAATGTTATCATTAAACTTTTCTGCATTCTCTGCCGCACTAACATCTACAATGTTTGAGTTTTTAGCAACATCACTAAGTGTTGCTTCTAGGTCTTCTGCAGTTGTGTTTAGACTTGCAAATTGTTGTTGAATTAATGGACCTGCACGCCCACCAACAACTTTAGCAAATTCTTCTGTTGTAATTGTACCTTCATTTAAGGCATTCATCATTGCTTTAAGTAGTTCTGGACCACTAGCAATCTCACCATTTGCATCTTTGATACTGTCACCTAGTTTGTCTGTGATAGCCGCAAATGACTTTTGTCCTTCTGTACCTGCTTTTAATCTTGTTGTTGTTTGAAGCATAGCCCTGTCAAATGTAGCAGCGTCAATGCCTGCTTCACCCATGGCTTTTTGCATTACTTGGAAACCTTGGAATGCTTCATTACTTGCTGCGGCGCCTGCCGCTCTTGCACTTTTGGCCAAGTTATCCATACTGTCAATTGTATCTTGTATCTTGCCCGCTACTGCCATTGCACCCATTGCCACGGCTGCAATTCCTATGGCTGCCTTAAACTTACCTGCACTAGCTGTTAAACCCGCTAAACCTTTGTCTGTGTCCTTGATGCCTTTTTTAGCACTGCTGGCGTCAGCTGTAATTGTAATATTATGATTGGTAGCCATAGTTATTATTTCCTTTTATTTTGTTGTTTAGCAACATAGTCAAAGTATTTAACCCATGACTCCATTTCTAAACTGGTGACATTGTTCATCACCCAATGCACTGTATGACCTAAAGTTTCTGCTATCTTAAAGATAAACAGTAAGTCTAGATCTTCAGTTAGTTTCCCAATGCTTCCTTTGCCGCTGTCTTAGCCTCATTCATTTCCGCTACAACACGGATAATAATTTCTGGATCAACTTCACGCATGAAAACAATCTTGTCTGCTGGTGCAAACATTCTTTTTCCATCTTCAAGTAACGCTTTATTCAATAGCGTTTCTACTAGAGCTTCAACCATGTGTCCTTTAGCGTGTAGTTCAATAATCTTTTGTTCTACTGCAAAGCTAGTTGCTGCCTTAAAATAAATTGTTGCGTTCCACTCTGGAACTTCTATCTTCATCATTTCTTGTGCTAGGGCACTCTTAAAGTGACCTCTTGCATTGTTTAATACTGATTGTTTTTCTTTACTCATTTTATGGTTTCCTTGTTTTGTTTATTGCTGGTTTTACAATGGCTTTTGCTTGTCTGCTGTATCCCTTGTCTAACCTTTCAATGTACTCTATGTTATTTCTTATAACAATCTTCTTGCCACCTTGTTCAATAACTTTGCCCATCTTCTCAACATTCTTCCAACCACGCTGTGCTTGTCCGGTGTCTATAGGGGTTAATGTAACTAGTTTGGTGAATAATCTTTCTTGGTATTCATTATAATCACGGGCTATTTCTTTCAATAGCTTTTTACCTGCTTTTGTAGAAATGCCCATGACTCTAATTTACCTTACGGTGTCAAATCTGTAGCTAATTGACCAGTACCACTAAAGCTCAAACTTACTGTTTGAACATCACCTAGTGACGCTGAATTTTCAATAGCTGTAACTACTGCATTACCTGTAAAACTCATACCAGACTGACTAGCATCTGGGTAAAAGATTAATGCAACAGTAGTACCTACTGTAACTTCATTAGCTGCCTGAGTTGCTGTTGCATCCATGAAGTTGGCGTCTGCTGAGCCTTCCCATGATAACAATCCAGATTTGTGTTCTTTCCAAGTTGAGCCCATAGCCGCACACTCCAGTACCTCAGCACTTTGTGATACACTCCATGAAGTCAAACTTGCAATGTTGGTGCCATCAACTGATAAAGCACCGTCTTTTCCTGCATAACATGACATAAATATTTCTCCTAATTATGTATTATTTAATTGATAACAATATTCAGTGGTGAATATCATCCTACAACTTGCAAAAGGGGCACTTTCACCAGTTGCTACAGTCTCTACTCTTGAGAGCCTAATATCTTCTACAGTTGAATCTAAAGTTCTGTCAGCCATTAGTGTATTTTCAATTGACTCCACAGCAATATTACGCTGTGTGTCTCTTTGTCTTCCACCAATAATTAACACTACTGCAATTTCCATACTGCCCATACGCATCAACCCAGTTGTTCCCATTGTCATAGTAATATCTTCAATGTCTTCATCTGTGGTTTCAATGTATACGGCTGGAAAGGCAGTCTTGGCTAGTTCATTGGGATCAATTGGATCCCTTTCAACTTTACCTAGTTTTACACTGCGTTGAGCCTTTAACAACTCAACTACTTTTACTAGTATATCTTCTCTGCGTGCCATTATCTATACAACCTAGTTTGACTTACTTGTTTGACATCAGTTGATGGATCAATTGAACCATCTCCTTCAAAGTCATACTTGATACCTATTCCAAATTGTATTTCCCATTCTTCATTGTAGCGTTCTTTGTAAAACTCTAACTGTTCTCTGAATGGATCACCCTCTGGTCTAAATGTACTAAGTCTTGGTAGTATATAAGCATACATAGCCTGATACACTGTAGTTTTAGTCCACTGTGCTTCAACTAACTTACTACTATCAAATTCAGTTCTGCTGTAGAATTTGTTCCACCACTTGAATTGAATCATATTAATAACATCAGTCTGTGCCTTGGCCAGTTCTTCTGTCCAGTC